CGTACAGAGTAGACTCGCTTGGCAACCTGTTCGTAGGCTTCCAGCGCTCGAGCGGCCTTGCCTGCTTCCTCAGTAATCTCGAGGAAGTACTTGGCCGCCTCACGCTGGCTGGCCGATGCTCTGTCGTCCTCGGCGATGGCCGCCATTTGCTCGCGGAACAGCCGAAGGTTCGGCTCGCCAGCAGCGATGCCCTCGTCCAAGTCCCGCATAGCCCGACGGAACTGCTCCAGCACGTCAATGCTGCCAGCGAAGTCCTCCATGCTGTAGGAGGTGAAGCTCCTGCCGGGGAACGCGCTCGCGGCGTCCTTCGCGCCGGTCATGACTGACTCGCGAAGGTCGTCTTGCACGAAGCCGCTCAGGGCGCCAAGGACTCTGACGGACTCGTCAGCGTACTCCTTTACTCCCTTGGCGGCCTCGCCGTAAGCATCCTTAATGCGACCAATCAGGTCCTCATGACGCTTCAGGGCCTCCTCAACCTGACTGCTGCCGGTGCCCCACGTCGACCACAGGTAAGAGACACCAGCGGCGAGTGCGGCGAGTCCGACCACAGACAGGTTGATCGGGTTTAGCATCTGCATGAAGCCGGCGCCTAGCGCGGCTATGGCGCTTCGGATCGTGGTGCCAGGCCCAAACATCTGGGCTATCTGAGCGCCCTGCTGAGTGATGACGATGAAGGGAGACTGGCCTGTGGCAAGTCCCATCGCTATGTCGTTCAGCTGGAACTGAAGATTGCCCATGTTCTGCATGGTCAGATGCGTGGCGTTGGTTGCACTCCGCCCAAAAGTCTGCATCTGATTGCCGGCGCTGACTGCCCCGGCACCCGCTGCGTCCATCCTCGACTTCAGTGACGACAGGACGGCAGCAGCGTCCGAAGAAGAGATCGTTCCCGCTTCTATAGCTCGGTTCAACCGGGCCACTTCAGCGCGGAAATTCTGGGCCGCAGAATAGCCTTCGATGTACTTACGGCGCAGGGCCTCGGCTGTCTTGGCGGCGTTAGCGAAGGACTTGTCTCCCCGTTCCGTATCCTGTGCCAGCTGATCCCCAGCCTTGCCAGCCTTACGCTGTGCCTCCTCAAGGAGCTTGAGCTTGGAGATGGCGGTCTCAGCGCCAGTAACAGCGGCCTCGATGCGGAGGGAGTTGATCGTGGTAGTCATCAGAGCCCTCGCTTCCGGTTCTCTTCTTCGGCTCTACGTTCTTCGGCGATCTGTTCGTGACGATCCTTGATGAATGTGGCGTCTAGCGCACGGATCAGGGTCTCGAACCGCCTGAACGAGTCTTGGTCCTCATCGTAGCCATACGCCTGAGCGTAGGCCACGATAGAAGCGAACGGGATAGCCAGCGGCACCCCGTTCGTAAAGTTGCGATCACCGCTCAGTGACCAGAAAGCCTCGAGGATATGCGTCAGCTCAGGCCTGAGCTCGGGCTGAGTCCTCAACGGCAAGGGTAGACGGCCGTCCCTCTTTGTCCATTCGTCGAACTCGGCAAGATCTTCGCCGTAAACGATGGCCCAACGAAGGACGGCTATCAGTTTCCCTTGTCTTCCTCGAGCTGCTCCTTCTTGGCATTCCGGACCTGCTGGCTCGCCCAGTAAGCGGCGTTCCACAGGTCTATGAGGTCGGGATCCTTGAAGTACTCGAGCGCTTTCTCGGCCGAGTAGTGGATAGGCGTGCCATCGTCCTCGGTGAGCCCTCGCCAGTCGAGCATGACGCACTCCACGAAGGCGTCTACCTCAACGTCCATAGTGCTCAGCTTGTCCGGCGGCACGCCATTCGCTTTCGCTTCCGCAGCCTTCTCTCGGATAAGGTCGGCGCGGCGACGCTGGTAGTCGACGTTCTCCAGGCCACGGAGCTTGATAGCGACTCCGTCCAGCCAGGGAATGTCGATCCAGACTCCGCTGCGGATAGCAGCGGAGTTGACCTTGATCTGAGATACCTTCACTTCTTGCCTCCACCGGTGAGCGGAAGCTTCGACTCGGCGGTGTCAGCCGGCTCGGCATGCCCCTTGGTGACGAGCAGCTGAGCGTAGTCGTCGTCCAAGTTATCGACGACTTCTCCTGCGCCGAACAGACGGTAGACTCCGTCTGGGTACCCTTCGAAGGAATGAAGAACGCGGATCTTCATGCGACGGCCCTCGTGATCTTGAGGCTGGTGGCCTCAGTGTTGTCGTACGTACCCCTGAACGGGATACGGACCTTAATGTCGTCGTTCAACGACTTGCCGATACGCTCACCATCGCCGTACCGCAGACGCGGCAGCAGGAGAGTGTACTTCTTGTTGGCCTCGAAGCCGATGGTGACGGAAAGGGCACCAAGATCGTGACGATCCACGATCTCGTAGTGGCTCTTATCCTCGAAGTAGATCGTGATCTCGCCTGTCACGTCGCACTTGCCGACGCGAGGCTGCAGCGAGTACTCATCGTCTACCACAGGACGCTCGGCCAGATTGTTGTTCACGTTGAGCGAGAAGCTCAAGACCTTCGGCGCGGCCAGCGTGACGGCAGTGCCAGTGAAGGACCCGATCACCAGAGACCCAGAGGTCGGGATGATCTTCTCGGTGTTGACCGCGGTGTAGGTCGCACCAGTGATGAGCGTATGACCCGTGGCATGATCCTCCTTCTTCCCGAGGAAGCCGAAGGTGGTCATCATCTTCTCGCGAGCGGGAGCCTCGAGCGACCACGTGTCGACCATCATGCCGGGGAAGCGAGCATAGCGGGGGTTTGCGCTTCCCACCTCGGACGTCTCTTCGATGGTGAACGAGCGAAGAGTCGAGCCGACCTTGAGGACGTTGGTGGTCCAGGTGCCCATCAGGCAGGCCTCGATCAAATCATCGAAGCTGCCATAGCTGAACTCGGCCTCGATGCTGCCGCCGGCCGAACGCGAGAGGACGATCTCGTCCACCACGTTGCGGTCATCGCGGATCTCATCCGAGGTGGCCGTGCCCTTGTTGCCACGGAGGGAGTTGCGGTTCAGTCGGAGGTTCTTGAACGTCGGCGTGGCCGGCGTAGTCCCCCAAGTAGTCTCGGCGATGTATGCCGTACGAAGACGAGAGCCCTGATTGATGGCCATGGAGACTGCTCCTATTTGACGAAGTAGTAGGTATAAGCGACTTCGACGGTGACATATCTCAAGCCATTGACCGTCTCGTCTGTTGACACCAAGTCCTCTGTACAGACGTCTTCGAACCGCTTGGCGCGGAACAAATCCATCAGTTCCTCCTTGGTATCATCGTTAGCCACACGGTCCTTGTTTGGTCGCGTGACCAGCGTTAGGATCGCTCGGCCCGTTTCCTCCCAGGCAGCAGGAGTGCCGTAAGGCGCCATGCTAGTCTGGGTTTGCACAGAGGCATCAAACTCGAGCGTGAGGCGCTCGCTGGAGCCGGGGACGCCGGCGCCAGCATCATCCGGACCTACAACTGGAGTCTGGCTCCAGTTAGCCGTTAGGTAGGCCAAGAACGCATTGACTACGTTTTTATCTGCCATCACCTAAACCTTATGATGAGAGCGGGGTTGCGGCGATCCCGAGCCTGCTGGTGGCGATTGCGTCCCGGCCTCTTCTGAGCCCACCGGCCAAGATGTGTACCGCCTCCTATGATATCGGCGAAGGTAAACTTGACTGAGACACCGCCGCCCCGAAACTTCTTCTGAGCGTATTTAGCCGCATTCTCGAACAGCTTGCCTGGAAACTTGCCCTGGCCACGTTCGATCTTTCGAGCATAGGCCACAGTTGGGGCTATGATGATCTCGGAGGCTCCTACGGTCTGCGCCGGATCGGTCACGCGGACGCCATCGGCGTAGATCCATATCGTGTCCCTGAAGCGTCCTGTGAGGACAGGTGCAGTCCTCCTGAGGTAGATCATGATCTGCTCTACCAGATCGCTGACTATCTCGTACTCGACGACGACGCTGCCCGGAACCTTCAAGCCTTCCAGCGTGTCGCTGATGCGACCGTCCACGTAGATGACTTTCTCAGGTATCCGGCCCAGCGCCGTCCTGTTGATGTTGTCCGCCTTCTGTATCTCCTTCTCAGCGAACTTGCGAAAAGCCATCGTCTGAGCCTTGGGAGACAGGGTCCGATCTATCAAGGCTTCGATGGCTGGACCGAGCGGTTCGATTCTCACCTTGACTGCCATCAGCCGACTCCTTCAAGCTCCACCTCATAAGCCACGTTGTGAGGCCTGACGTGAATGCCAGTGATCGTCCATTCCTTGCCGCTGATGACAAGTACATCCACATTCGGCCTCAGCGGCAGGAAACGAGCAGGAACGTCCTCTCCTATCAGCAAGAACCTTCGGAGGAACGGTGACAGGTTACGGTCCTCCTCGCTTGTGCTGGAGAGCCTGATCTGAACCGCAAGAACCTCGGCATCGTCGAGGCCCTCTCGGCGCAAGGTTACGGTGCTCGCGCCTCGCGCGATCATCATCGCTCGGGTTGACGCTGAGAAGCTCATCACGGCACCAGGCGGTAGGGAGACACAAGACGATCAATAGCAGCCTCGTTCGACTTCATCAGCGAGCCGGTGGTGTCCCACTCGTGGCTCCCTACTCCGTCTATGACGATGCGCCTAAGTCCTACGTCGTTCCTGGTGCTCGAGTAAAGCGTTCCCACAGTCAGGAGCAAGGCCTGCTTGATGGGAGCAGGAACATCAGCGGCTGAGGGACCGAAGCCTGCGACGAACCGAACCCGAACTGCCTCTGGCTTACCCGACACGAGCGGCCAGGTGTAAGGAGCGACAGCAGAAATCGTTGTCCGACCAGTGTTCCACCGTCGGATAGCGTAGTTGTCGGAGTCGATCAACTGATCCGCGCCGTTGATATCATCGTAGTGGATCGTAGTGATCGAGCTAGCAGGAAAGGGCAGCTCCATAGACCGAAAGTCATCGTAGTGCTGGTCCCACGTCTGCGATATCATGCAGCGGCCGAGGACTCCGTTCCATCCGTCGAAGTACTGGACTGCTACGTCTATCAACGCCTCGAGCAGAACATCATCGTCTGTGGACGTGATCCGGCAATGACGCCTCGCCTCGACGACGGAGATGGGCTTGACGTTAGGAGCAGAGTACCGTGTCGGGGCGTATCCCATCTTCTTCTCCTGAAAAGTGAGGCCCGCCCGAAGGCGAGCCTCAGCCTCAGATTACTGGGGCGGGTTGGCAGTCGGCTTGTAGGCCGGATAGCCAAGAACAGCCACAGCCGCCAGGAAGATGTTGCCGGAGTCGTTGCCCGACGGAGTCACCGTCAGACGGACGTACCGCTTATTGCCACGATAGCCGATCTTCCGCGTCTCGGTATCGTCGTCAAAGGCGAAGCCGGCGAGGGCCTCGGTGCCATTCAGGTCGGCGTCCGCCACAGCCGAGAAGTTGGCTCCGGACTCGTCGGACTCCTCGACGAGCACGGCGAAGGTGGCGTTGGCGTCGGTGTTCGTCCCGATGGAGAGAGCGAACATGAGAGCATCGTAGCCCTTGCGGTCGACGACGGTCCCGACGATGGCAGTGTTGTCGGTTCGAGCAGCCACCGGAGGAATGACGTTCCGCAGGTGGAGGTTGTTCGTGATATCACGCATTAGTGCGTCTCCTGAGAAGGAAGGTGACCCGGCGCAAGAGCGCCGGGCCTATTGATCAGGTGGTGCTGAACTTGAGGAACTTCAGCGCCTCGAAGTCGAGCGCACCGCCGCCGACGCGCCGGGTCGTGTAGAACCCGATGTACGGCTTGTTAGTGAGCGCGTCACGCAGGACACGGATGCCAGTGCGGTCCACGATGGTGTAGGCCTCGGCGAAGTTGCCGAACGCGATGGACAGCGAGTCCGCGCCGACAGTCGGCATGTCCTCGCACTCCATGACGGGGAAGCCGATGAGGTTCCCGGTCTCGAAGGCGTTGATCGTCGGCACCCACAGGTAGTTGCCGTCGCCATCCTTCAGCTTGCGGACAGCCGCAAGCGTAGAACGGCTCATCGCCCAGCGCGAGCCCTGACGATAAGAGGGCTTGAGCTTGTAGACGAGGTCGATCAGCTTGTCCGAGCCGTTCGGCGCGGTGCCGAAACCAGCCGAGGTGCCGGTCGCGACATGCTCCCAGACTTCCCAGGCGCGACTGGAGTCCGCCGTGGCCGCCGTCGAGTAGTCCAGGATGCCGCGGGGCTTGTTCACACCGTCGCCGGTGAAGAACGCGGTGGTCTCGGTCCGGGCGAACTTGTCCGACGTCTTGTCGGCCAGCCACGCCTCGATGTTCACCGAGGAGTCGTCCAGCAGACGCTGGGTCGTCTCCGGGAAGTCGTACATCTCGTGGACCGGGATCTCCCACTTGCCCAGCTGCGGGGTGGCGGTCGTCGGACGCGGCGAGGACTCGCCCACCCACCCGGCAGTACCCTCACCGCGGTCGATGGGACCCTCGATGCGGTCGGTGCTGATCGTGATGACCGACGCCATCTGGCGCATGGGGGAAGACTCGTAGATCTTCTTGATCATGCGTCCCGAGGTGTCGGGCGTCACGGTGTAGCCGCCGTCCGGATCCGAGCCGACCGACATGGCCGCCCGAATGTCCCGAGCATCGCCACGACGCATATACACGTCCAGTCCGCGGACGTAGGACTTGTAGTCGTCGACTGAGAGCTCGGCGATGCCAGCCTGAACCGACAGCTCCTTGGCCGCCTTGGCGAAGTCCACACCATCGCGAGAGCCGGTCAGCTCAGCAGCGGCAGCGCGAGACGCCACCTCCTTGATCTGATCGCGGATCTCGTCGATAGCCGAGTTGATGCGGTCGACCTTCTCGGTGCGAACCACGTCCTCCTGGCCACGGCGGAGGTCGTTAAGAGCCTTGTCGTTCTCCTCCTTGAAGGACGCCACCGTCTGCATCAGCTTCTCGGTGAGGGCCTTGACTTCGGACGTCTCGGCACGGACGGCAGTGACCAGCCCGCGCTGCTTCTGGTGAAGAGTCATGTCTTCTACTTCCTGTTGAGAGTGTCGATAGCGAACCGCAGAGCGTTCGCCAGTTCCTCAGCCCCGGCCACAGGCTCGGGGGACGCAGCAGCCGCGGGCGTGCCGCGTTTCATGTCCGCGATGAGGCTACGGCGCTCAGCGCGGGGCATTCCCTGACGAATGAGAGCAGCCTCTATCCGTCGGACACTGGAGAGCGCCTTTGTGTCAGCGTCCTCCTTTTTCTCGGGCTCAGGCATCTTCCTGTCCGCCATGCCCTCTGAGAGAGCGCGGTCAGCACTGAACCAAGTCTCCTTGTCCATCCAAGTCTGAACTGTAGTCTTGGGCTTGCCTGTGCGAGCGGCATAAAGCCCCACCATGGCCTCATCGAAAGGTTCCAGCAGGTCGGCCGCCTCACGGAAGTCGTGACGATTGCCCACCGCCACAGCCCAGGCGTTGTGGATCATGATGAAGCCCGCTTCCGAGATCTGGAGATCGTCGGCGGCCATCGCGATGACCGAGGCAGCAGACGCTGCCAGGCCCAGGACTCGAACAGTCACCTTGGCCTTGTGATCCCGAAGCAGCGAATACATCGCCACTCCTTCGAAGAAGTCACCACCAGGAGAATTGATGTTGACCTGGATGTCTCGATCACCGATGTTCCGGAGGATGGCCGACAACTTCCTGGCAGTCCAACCGTCGCCGTACCAATCGGCGCCGATGGCATCCAGGATATTCACCGTGGCCTCTTCCTCCTTCGCCATGACCGCGGTATCCCAGCGGTCGAAGACCTCGTCCTCGACGAGTGACGAGACCTTACTTGGTCGGTTCAGCGTCTGGATCGCCGGTAGTGTCTTCAGAGTCATCCTTAGTGCCTC